GGGAGGGCTTTTTATGTCGATCCTGTCTATCTGAATATAGACGGATCGATCAGACGATACTCATTAGAATAATCTAATACAAAAGCGATAGGGATATCTCTATTTGGATCTCCGTATCTCTTTTTATACTGTTTAAATATAAAACCATAGTAGTCTCTGTCTTCGTTTTTGCGAGACAGGTCATCACGAGTTAGTATCTCCATATCTTGTCTGAAGTTAATCTCATCTACAGCTGGATTTTTATCAGATTCTTTAACGAAATCTGGTTCGACATGCTCAATAAAGTATTCTTTTATATTATAAGGCATAAGTAACCAGAAATCATTCAGGTAAGTTTGGCCACAATCCCAACATAAATTCTTCATATTAAAAGGAGCTTTACTCTGAAATCTTTTTATGTTAGTATGTCTTAGGCTTCTTTCGAAATCTTCGTATGAAAGATTAGGGTGTATTTTTGAGAATATACTTTTTATTATTCTATTTCTTTCAATACAACTAAAAGATAATTTCCAATCTGCTTCTTTAGTAACTTCCTCACATCTTTTAATTAAAGTATCTAGTATCTTATTAACTTTACCAAAAGAATATTCAGGAAGACCATCTAAGTCAATTTCATCTGGTGCGTCTGGATCGAAATCTGGGACTTCGTTAGGAGACGTATTTTCGACCGTCATATCTTTTTCCAAGAATTTCTTATATCTAGAATACTCTAGAGGCATTCCGATACCATCGTAGTGAAATCCTAACCAAATACCATATTCACTTTCTTCTACAGAAAGAAGATAATGATATCTTTTAGGTATTCTGTTAAGATCTACTTTGATATCGACCAGATCGTCTGACACAACTAATATTCTTAGAAATACTTCTTTTCTAAGAGTATCTAGATCAATATTAACAGGAGCTAAAGCATGTCCAAATATTCTAGACATGTTAGCATCCTTATACGAAGATCTACCATAGTCAGTTAGACACTCATCTAAATACCAACCATATTTCTTGTCTTCTGAGAAATATTTATGGAAATGTAATATTCTGTCCAACAAGAAATACAATCTTTCATCGTCTAATTGTTTCCTTTTATCTAATGACCTTTTATCATTAAATCCAGTATAACTAAATATACGGTGCACGAATACAGTATAATCTGCATCGTCTAAATACTTAGATGTATCGACTTTACTATATACTGTATCTATCGGTGGCAGAGGGAAGTTTAGATCAACGAAATTACTTTCTACCTCTTTTTCTAATAGGTGTATATAATCTCTTATATCACTAGGATCAATTAGAACATAATCTCCCCATTTAGTGAAATATGCTATAGGTACTCTGTCTATTATAACAGATTCCTCTATATCATGTCTATATAAATCTGACCATTCTTTAGATATGATACGGAAGATTTCTCTCTTTCTAGAATCGTTTTCGTCGTTTCTGTAAGAGTACAAGAATACGATATCTATGTCGTGTCTTACTTCTTCTGCCTTCGGCATTCTTCCAGAATCTACGAACAGAGAACTTCCTTCTACATAATTTTCCATCAACTTTCTGAATCTAGCTTCAGTTCCACTTTCAATAAAATGACTTTTAATATCATATGGTAGAGCTAACCACTGATAACCTAGTTCTAGATAGTTAGAATCATTTACGAAAGCGTGGCTTCCTCTTTTAAGATCCTCTAATTCGATATCATGAATTTTTAGACACCATTTAAGATCATCCTCAAATTCATAGAAATCTAGATCTGGGTAGTTTTTATTAAATACTTTTTCTACCCTCTCCCTAGCATCGTTATATCTGTCATTAACGTATAGCCACTTCTCTGATATAGAAGTGCTATTACATTCTCTTAGAAGAGTTTCTAGTATATCACAAACTTTCTCAGCAGTGAAGTTGTTTTCTTCTTCCTCTGTATCTTCTTCATCATCTTCTACATCTTTATACCATTTGTACGAAGGACCATTGTAAGGAATTATAGTTCTTATTCCTTCAGAGTCAAGATTTGTTATTCTCCAACAACGGCTAGAGTCATGTGTTGGATGATCTAAGTCCTCCATCCATGGCATATAAAGAAGATCTCTTTCGCCATCTTCTTCTGAACAAGGATAGTAATAATCGAAAGGAAGATTCTGTACTTTCATATCAACAGTTACAGTCTTCTTCTCAGCTTCTATTTTCTTTCCTTTCTTTCTCTTTTGGAAGACTTTTACTTCCTCATATCTTAGAGTATAAGGTACATCTCTCAGAAGTATTTCCTCGTTATTTTCTATACAATGTTTCACCTCATCTTTAATATCTTCTATATGGACATGCTCCAATTCTACTTGGTCACTCCATTCTTTAATCAAATTATTAGTGATTAATTTAGGAGTATTATAATTAAAACCACATTCTCTAAATAGACTCTCTGCTTTAGAGTCATTTATGAATGGAGGGTAATACCCGTCCTTTATTATATACAAGTTATGGAAAGAAACCTTTTTATTTCTTCTATTTAATCTTCCCATTCTTTGTATATTTATATTTAGCTTGTCGCTCCAGTTCATTATTAAAAGATCCAGAGAAACATCTACTGACATTGATACTAGGTCATTCGAAATAAGGAGATCGTATTCACCTTCGAATAGTCTTCTTTCGTTTTCGAACTTTTCGTCATTACTCATTTTACTGTGATGAAATATCACTGAGAGATCTCCATCTTTCACGTGGAGAACATTTGTTACTCTATACATGATACTCTCCATGTCTGTTATAGAGTTGCATATAACCCCTATTTTCTTTTTCTTAAAGTTGTCAACTATTACATCTACGGCATCATCTTTATTTCTCAATACCATACTTTTGTATCTTATTTTATTAGAAATTTCAGAGAATTTGATTATTTCAAAATCCCCTACATTTTTTAATTCCTCGTCTAGAGTAGCTGAAGCTAATATAACTTGCTTCAATTCTACATTTGATAAATATTCAATTAGTACACTTCTTACTTTTGGAGGATAGTTATCTATCTCATCCAAAACTAAAACATCATCTGTTGTCTTGTTATGTTCTCCTTTATTTACTACTCCCTTAATGTATTCTATCATGTAAGGGTCGCAAGTAATAATATTAATAGTAGTAAAATTAGGATCTAGTATTCTATCTTCTGTCATAACTGATGTCATAACTCTGATATTCAGATTATTAAAGTCATGGCATAAACGTCTGTACATAAAAGTACAGCTTGTGATGGTTGGGAGCATCCAAGTTACAGAGCTCCCTTCATTAATTGCTAATAAAATTGCTTCTGTCTTACCAGACGCTGTAGGAGCGTCAATAATAAGATTCCCTCCTACCCTTTCAGAAGCTAGTAATTGTATTTCATTCGAGTTAAATTTTTCCATAATTTCATTTCTTAAGTTTTTCATAGTTTTTCACCTTTGTCCTACACTATATAGGACCCTTTCTTTTTTTTTTATTATTTGTTTGATTTTGGGTTTGACACCAAGAAAAAAAGTACCTTTTCTGTGGTATCATATATATAATATATAATTATAAATAAACACCCTGCCGGCTTATTTATAACTATATAAACAACATAAAAAGCCCTCCCGTTAAAGGAGGGCAATATGTTTTATAGATTTCTTATTATATCTTTCTTTACTAATGACATTATTAATGTAAGTACTCCTTTTTGGTCTCTAATATCTTCGTTAGGGTGAGCTATTATAGACCATCCTTGTTGTTTGAGAAAGCTTCTGGCATTTATTAAATACGTATACTCGTCTATTATAGAATCTCTCTCGTATCTATCGTATTCTACACCAGTCTCTTTCTTTCTTT